TCGTAGGCGCTGACAATACGATTGCGACAGTCGTCGCAGTACACCGAGCGGCCGTTATGCGCGGGCCTGTCGAATTCCGCGCCGCAGATGATGCATTTCCCCTTAGACATCAACAAACATCTCCTTATCCTGCATGCATGAGAATAAATAGTCTACATCGTCTTCATCTATATTGACTTTAATTGTCGGCGGAGTGCTACGATGAGGGCCTGTGCCAAAGTAAAAAGCAACATCAACTGAGCCGTCATCGAGCTTAGTAGTTGTAAAGTATGTTACGTGTTCAATATTAATATGTACATTTGTAATAGCGCTATCAACTTCAGGCGTATAAAATTTAGCCATATTGTTCATCCTTTCTAGTCTTTCTTGTAATACGGGCTGATGAAGCCGTCGGCGTTGAGGATCAGCCCCGGCGCCCATGGAATCGGGTCACACATAATCGCATTGATGCGGTCGATTTCATCGTCATGCAATTGGTCCTTAGGGACCTCTAAGACTACCTCGTCATGGATGTGCATGAGCGGCTTGTAGCCGTGCTGTACCAGTCGCTTGAGGGCCAGGGCCAGGCAGTCGCGGGCAATTGCCTGCGTGATGTTTTCGACAAGCTTGCCGCCGTAGGTCGATGTGTATACCCAGTTCGCGCCCATCTGCGTTTTGTAGTGTATCGCAGGCCGTCCGAACTGGTTTTCCCCGACGTACGGCTGCGGATAGAAAAGCCGGCGGCCGCTTGGCAGTGTAATCGTCAAGTAGTCATAGCCGTATAGCAGGTTGCATTCCCGGCTAAAGATGATGCCGTGCGGCAGCCCCACAGGCTGTGCGTTTTGCATGACAGACATGGCCGCCCCGTCGACGGCGTACCAGAAATCCTGAATCCGTGGATTCGATGCCCGCCAGCGGCGGACGATATCCGGCAGTTCGTCTTCCATCAGGCCCATCTTGAGTGCGCCCATGGAAATCAGCGCATTCGGGCCGCCTTGATAGCCAAGGGCCAGCTCTGCGACTTTCCCTTTTTGCCGGAGATGGCCGTTGACGCCGTGCTTGACGACGGGGACGCCAAACATGGACGACGCTGAGGCACAGTAGATGTCGCCATTGTTGGCAAAGACGTCCATACGCCACTTTTCACCGGCCAGCCACGACAATACGCGCGCCTCGATAGCCGAGAAGTCAGAGACACACAGCATCGCGTCGTCGGGCGCGATGAACGCCGTGCGGATGAGCTGGGACAATGTGCTGGCTACGTCGCCATACATCAGCTCCAGGCCGCGGCGGTTTT